GAAGCGAAAGACGTAGATAAGCTACCTAAACCAAGAGAGCTTATCAGGCGTGCTACTGCTGTTGAGGTGTTGCGTGAGTATGCTGAAAAGGAAGGCATTGTGTTTGCTGTTGACAAAGCACGTAAGCGTAGTAAACACTCAGCAGAAACAAGACGTAAAATAAGTGAAAAAGTAAAAGCTAATCACGGACACAAGAATGGCTTAAAAGAATCACACCGCCTCAAGATAAAAAAGAGTAGAACAGGACAAGCTAGAGGCACTGATAATAATATGTGGGGAAGGAAACATTCCTATACTACTAAATTAAAAATGTCAGCTAAAAGACTAGCCAGGGGCAAATACAAATACATATGTGCCCCTGGTGGTAAACTTACTGCTATACCTGAGAATGATCCTGTGCCTGAAGGCTGGCAGTTAGGTAAAATATTTGATCCGTATAAACCTAATGAATTTTGATTATGTGAAACACTACAGGGTTTAAGAATTTTAATTCGTGTTGCCTGTCATCCAGATCAATCCAAAGAAAATGCTTAGGATTCTTTTTAAGAATCTTTTTAGCAGTGAATGTACGTTCAGCCGGAGCCTTTTCTACGGTTGAACCATCTGCTAATGTAGCTTTTTCCCCTGGATAGTATATTGTTATCTGGTACTCCTCTCTCCAGAGGCCGTTCCACCAGTCAACTAGCTTTCTTAACACTTTTCTTTGCCCTCGCCTTTCTCTTAGGTTTTGCCTTAGTTGGTTTGTTATATTCAGTAATACCAATAGGCTCTAACAATGCTTCTAACTGAGGATACATCTCTAAAAGTGTACCGTCTTTAACTGCTGTTAGTAGTTTTGCTTCTTTGTGTTGCATACCTTCAAGTATGTTTATCCACTGTTGCTCACGCTTGACAGGATGTAAATTATTCATATTACTACCAGGAGTGATAAAAGCCTTTATCCTGCGCCATTCAAGCTGTAGTGTAGTTTCACCCATACCCTCAGGAATATCTTCATCTATTTTAATTCCTTCTGTGGGCATACCCTCAGGTAGATTCCAATCAGGTTTCTCAGCGCCTACACCTATGCGTACAATAGGAACAACTGCTTGACTCATTTTGGCCCACTCTTTTAGCCTAGTAATCTGAGCGTCTACTCCTTCTGCTTTGAATACCCAGTCAAAGCCTTCGTCTACTTGTCTATGTCTCATTAAAAATCTCCCAACACATCCATCATGTTTTTCATTTTGTTTTTTATAAAATAATTTAGCAACTGACTTCTATCGCCACCCTGCTGTAATTCGTAACTATTTATAATAGCATCTTTAATATCCTGAGGAGTTTGTGACAAATCAACAAGCATACGATTACGATTGTATCCGTGTGACATATCAGCCGTAACCCATTCCTCAGGTGGCTTAGATTTCCACTCTGCTAGTAAGTTCTTACGTATAGGCTTTTGACGCTTGCCTTCTACAAAACAATCATCAGGGGACAACATATTAGGAATGCCGTCACCCTTATCGCCTGTAATAATATGTTCCATCAGTACCTTTTCAACAGGCTCTTTCAGTTTGATCCACTTCTTAAATGCTGGGGCATACTGTTTAACATTGCTCCACTTCTGCAACTGATTAAAGTCATGGTCACCACTGATAATAAGATAAGGTACAGGAGTAGGATCACCAAACAACTGGTCACCTTCTCCTGCCGTCTGACTGTATTCAGCGAGTGTACCGATAACATCATCAGCCTCAGCACCCTCTATATCTATGACAGGATATGGGAAGTGTTCTGCTAACTCATCTCGTATAATAGACAGTGCATCAAATATAGCACCCCAATCAAAGTCAGATGCCTCGCGAGCTTTCTTTCGATGTGCCTTATACTGTGGAAATACCTTACGTCTCCAATAGTGCCTGTTGTCACAAGCAATAACAATTTCACCAAACTCATTGCCAAAACGAGTACGATAAGAACGAATGGTATTGATAATCATATGCCTGAGTAGTGGAAGATTGACTTCAATATCACTACCAGGCCTGTGTCCAATCTCGGACATGAATGTAGCAATTGCTACCTGGTTATAGTCTATTACAATCATTTAATTACCCTCAGCAAAACCATCGTGGCTTGTACACGGGACTTGGCTGGGAACTTCTTGCCTCGTATCTTATCCATAAATCCGTGTAAGCCATTCTTACGACATTCCATAAAGGATTTGACTAATTCTTCCTTACGGATTGTCTTTTCATATGATTTACCAAGGGAGTAATTATCAATGACTGTACCTTTAACTCCCAAATTGTTAGGATACTCTGACGCATACACACCTAAACGCTTACGCTTAATGTCATACACCCACACCTCACTTGCACCTATGATCTCAACAGGATCAATCGACTTATATTGCTCATGCTGTTTAGTGTACTTCAACCTACGTACAAGTTTGTTCTTGTCAATAGGACGCTTACGTCTGATACGTGTAATCTTTTTAGCTTGCTGAGTTTCCATGATGCCTGTTACAACACCATCAAAGAAAGCTAACAAGTGCTTGAGTGTAGACCTTTTAACGTGTGAGTATCCTTCTGCTAACTGCTCATCATCACCCTGTGCTAACTGTCTAAACTCCATAGCGAGGTCATCTACAATACTGACTGCTTCATTAGTCTCTGCTTTGTTTAGCTTGTAAGACTCTACAAACTCCTTGTAGTTAGTTACCTGAGAACCATGTATGATTCTATCAATGGTATCATCTACACCTATAGCAAACTTATTAAGATTATCCCGTATGGTTACAACTTTGGGGGCTACTTCTTTTTCTTCTATATAAGAACCAGCTGCTGCTATCCAAACATTCTTTTGTTTTTCCATCCATTGAGATGTTGATTCTGTCAACCAACCCAACTTGTTCCAACAATAGAAATATTTAGCAACTGAATTGAAAGTAGAATCAGGTAACTTTAAGATAGTAGACACAGTGTCCTTATCCCAGTTCTCTTTCATCCACTTTTTGAATGGTGGAATGCCTGACTTGTCTTGTATCTCATAGTGTACGAAATACAGACAATCTCGCAAGGCCACCTCTCGTTCTGAATTGTCAGTGAGCAGTTTGTACTCGGCCCACTTAGGTTCTGGTAACACAAATGTGCTACGGGTTCGTTTAGTCTTTGCCATTTAAGGACTCCTTCTATAATTACATCTATAATTATAACAGAAAGAAGCCTTATTTGTCAAGCTCTTTTATGTAATCTTCTACGGAAATTGAGGGTACTTCTGGAATGTACCTAGACTCTTCGCCAATAACTCGCCTTATTCCTTTGTGTCTCCTGGTTTGCCAAAGCAGGTTTTTCTTCCACAAATCAAAACTAGCATCTGGCATATAATCTAGTCGTAATAAACGGCCAGGTCCACAATCAAAACCTAACAAATCAATTTGAGTGGCTTTTAATGAAATGGCCAAACCAAGAGCAGCATTGCCGCTACTATTGTGTTGCAAGAAGGAAGGAGAGTGCCAATTATCTTTTGGCTCTAAGCCTTGCTTTCTTAAACTAAAGTCTCTATAATAGACAGGGTTTGAATAGTTACTCTCATGCAGGACTTTCATCATCCTGTGATCTACTATACAAATATAATCAGGTGTAAACACTTCAAATATTTCATTACACCCTATAGTAATTCCTTTTATCTTTTCTAAAGGAATAGGCCTCCTTGAGAGGCCGTTTCCAATTACAGTTACTTTCACTGGAAGGACTTGATGTTCTCAATAATGACAGAACGCCAGCCTTGCTTCTCAGTGTCAAACACTACAAGATTGGTGGGGGGTGTGGTGCGAGTACCACTTTCTTTTACAACTGGAACAACTTTAGGATCAAGTGTTGCTTTCATCACACGCTCTGTACCATCTTTCTTGTTGAATACAATAGTACATACACCCTTTGTCAGTGCGCTTACATAATCTTCTCTACTCATTTCATTCTCCATTATATAACTATACCTGAAGTGAATTCACGCCACGCTTTTTCAACTGCTGGATTCACCGCCATTACAACTACTACATTGCTATTATAGAAAGTAGCCTCATCAGGCTCTTCTAATCCTGCCATGCTAACACCCTTTGCAAAGCCCATACCCTGTTGGTTGTGGACAATCATTCTAGGGTCACCAAGCGTTACTCCCTCAGGTGTGTCTGCTACAAACTTACCAACAAACTCACCTACATTAGTAACTACCGATACTACATCATTTTTTTTAATCATCATCGTTCCTTTTTTTATCAACTAACCAACTCAATTTACTTCTTAAACTTCTATCTAAACGATTAAACTGTTCTATCTCGGTGTCAGTCAGTTCTGATTTTTCAGGTTCAATACCAAAGTCCTCTGGTTCAGGCTCTACAGTATCTATTGTAACAAAACTTATTTGTTCACCTCTACGTTGTAATAATGACTGGTTGGCCGCTATCACAAGTAAAATAGCCAATGGGTCAAAAACTAATACTATTAATATTACTACAATTCGTACCGTGTTGTCAAGCATTTCTTCAGGATTTTCATATATAAGTGCCGCAATGTATTTTACCGGGCCAACTTCTGCTTCTTGCTGTAATGCCATTTGTCTAAGTGGCCGTAAGTTATCCTCAAGTGACTCAATATTCTGAATTGCCTGTTCAATAGAAGCATTAAGGCTTTGTCTTTCTTCTGCCTGTGAAGCTCTAACAGCCAATGCACCATCAGGGCCTCGTATTCTATCGTAGTCTTGTAGAATTTGTACAGAGGCATCTAAACTAGCAATGACATTCTCAGCATCCGTGATGACACGCCTCTCGTTACCTATTCTCCTTTCAATACTCTCTATCTGTAGAGCATTGTCGCCTCCCATTGTAATAGTTTGTTCAATATGTGCTTTGGATAGGAACCCATAGATTCCCATACTTGTAATAAATGATAACACAACTACAGATAATGTCAAGTAGACTTTGTGTAGTAATGCTGCTGTGTCCCAATTACGATATATCCATGAGGCGGTGACAAGTTTTGCCACTTCGAGGACTATGCCCATGGTCAAGATAGGTATAGGCACTCCTGGAAAGATAGCCATCAGTCCTACTATTGAGAACCAACCTGCTACTGCTGATACTGCTAATGCCGAACACAGAAGAAGAACTATGAAAAACATCTATGAAATTCCTCTGGAGAAAGTTCTTCCTTACTTTCTATCAGGACACGGTATAGTTCTTCTTCCTGATTCCAATCATATAGACTGTCCGTAAATTTTCTATCAGTTAAGGCAGGGTCTCTGTTTATGTGTGGTACATAGTCAGCAAGTTTTTCAAACCGCAATATTTTAAAATTTATGCTCGTATCTAATCTATGTAAAAAAGGAGCGCCATGATATATCATAAACTTTTCATAGCTATCATATTGTGGGTGATCTAAATGTGATTGTTCAATCCACAACTGATGTCCAGACATGAATCTTTCAATTGGATTACGTAACACCAATATCTGTGTTTTATTATTCTCAATAATATTTTCAGGACTTACAAAGAACATAAATCTATTTTGATTAGTTACGTCATTAAAAATATCACTATAAGAATATCCTAATATATGATGTGATATAGATTTTGTACCACATCTACCCATTGAATAAAGTTCTGCATTTTCATTGTCAAGTTTTAACATTTGGTTTCCACTCCAACGGAACAAAGTCAGCCAATGGCTCTTTGTTCAGTCTTATATTTAGCATAGAGTTTAGACATTTCGGATCGTGACGTTGTTGCCACTGTAATAGAAACTCTTGCATCTTAGCATGAGACTTTTTCTCAAACTCAGCAATAGTTTCCTTTGTAAGTTCACCCTCATATTCTGTAACATACTTAGAGCTACCATAATATTTTTCATAGAGCCTCTGTGTTTTGCCAGAGTATCCTATGTAATAATCACCATTAGGAAAATATGTGCAATAAACCCTATGGATCTGTTTCTCTTTCGGTTTCCGCTTCTTCTTTGTCGCCATTATCTACTACCTCGTCTGTGGTAGTAGTATTTATGTCCTTATTTTTACCAAAAATAGCGTCCCAATTATCAGCAAATTTTTGAGCATCTACTTTTCTGTATTTGCTACCTTTGCCTCCGTGCCATTGATCTGACATAATTAGTCCTCATCAAACTCAAGCTCTTGGTCTGTAATTAGTTGCGCACAAAAAGCACAGAATACAGGCTCATCCATGTGATTTTCCTCATCAAATGTAACCATAAATTCTGAGCCG